AAATTCTTTAACTTCCTTAATTACTTGAATATTATCACATTCCAATACTATATCATTGGACTTTTTTCTTAAATATATCATTGTTAATATCCACCTTTTCCTGTGTCTAGCCAGTTTTTAAAAGCCCAATGCTGATTAGTAAATGCTTCTATTATAGCACCAAAATAATCTACTACTATTCTCTGGATATATATACCCTTTTTTAACTCTTTAATTTTATCATCTAAATTAAGATAATATCTCTCTATTTCTGTCTTAGTTAGGTTTCTATCATCATGAAATTTTAGGTAATCATATAATTCACTTTCTCTTTCTTTCAACCTATCTTCAAGCAACTCAAGTCTATTTTTTTCTTTAAGCTGTTTTAACCTAAACATCTTGATATAGAAAGGGTTTTTTTGTATCTTTTCTGTAATAGTAATTTCATTAAAATCCAATAATGGGTAAACGTCATATTCTCTTTGTAATTTATTTAAAATTTTATCTTCATTAATTGAACCTTCTAAATCTTCAATTAACCTTTTTTCATGTTCGCTCATATATGCCATTACTAAATTCCTTTATAATTTAAATAAATCATCTGGAATACTATTAGGTAAATTATTTATTTCTTTTTTTTCTTCTTTATGTCTTGGCTTTAGAACATATTTATCATCTTTAATAAATAATCTATATTCATCTTTACTAAATTCAATATCATTATTTATTAGTATTTTATAATCATTAAGTGTTAATTTAATAGTATTATTTTCATATATATAATTATAATCAGGTATTCAAAAAGAATCACTAGTATTACTATAAAAGCTCATATTACTCCTTATTTAAATTTATTATTTACTTTTATTCCTTATTATAATGGAATATTCAAAGAAAGTAAAGGTTTACATCTAAAAGATTTTACTATATTATGAATATAAAACTTAAAGGAGAAAAAATATATGAATGAAGATTATATTGAAAAATGTATAATTAAAACTGCTATGGAAAGTAAAGACTTTTTATCTACTATTTCTGCTGTATATATACCTGAATATTTTAATGATGTTAATGCTGCTAATATTTTTATTTTTTTAAGAGATCATATTAAAGAATATAATGTTATACCTGATAAAGAAGTAATTATAAATTCTATTCCTGAATCAGAAAATATCTCTAATTATTTCAAAGAGATAGGATCAATGGATTATGATACAGCAAAGAATTATAATTGGTTATTTCAAGAATCAAATGAATATTTAAAAATAAAAGCGTTACAAAAAGGTGTAATGGATGTAGCTGATATTATTGAGAAAAAAGGTAATATATATGAGTCTAGATCAATAATAGAAGAAGCATTATGTAAAGATATGAAAATATCATTAGGTCATGATTATTGGAATGATATGCAAGAAAGATTAAAAAGAATATTTACAACTGAAGATAAAAGGATACCAACATATTATCCACAAATTGATTCTATTTTAAATGGTGGATTTCCACCAAAGACATTATCAGTATGGATTAGTAGAATTCATGGATTTAAAAGTCAATGGATGGCAAATGTAATGGCTAGACAGGTATTAAATGGTCATAATGTAGCACTTGCATCATTAGAAATGAGTGAAGATATGTTTTCACAAAGGTTTGATGGTATATATAGTAATTTAGATATTAATAAAATATATTATAATACTAAAATAAGAAAAGAGTTTTTAAAAAGAATATCTGAAATAAGAAAAAAAGAAAAAGGTAATTTATGGATAAAAGAATATCCAACAGGTGCCGCAACTATAAATGATTTTAGAATATGGTTAAGAGAATTAGAAATGAGAGGCAAAAAACCCGAGGCTTTTTATTTTGATTATATATCATTAGTAAAAAATATGGGCAAAGAAAAAGGATTATATGAAGATAAAAAAGCAATTGCAGAAGAAGCAAGAGCATTAGGTTATGAGTTTAATATTCCAGTAATATCAGTAAGTCAGATAAACAGGGCAGGTAGTTTTTTACCATTAGAAGAAATTGATTTTAATTATATACAAGAGTCAGTAGGGGTAGCGGCAACAGCTGATTTTTGTTCTGTATCAGGGAATAATGAGGATGAAATGGTATATGAATCAGAAATATGGTATAAAATTATTAAAAATAGATTAGGTGGTATGGTAGGTACAATGGATAAATATTTTTATGATCAAAGAAGTCTTAAAATGTATGATTCAAGTGAGTTGGATTTATGGATACAAGAAGCAACATTATCAGGTGATACAAGAGAAAATAAAAAGAAAAAATAAAGGAATAATATGGCTATAAATGATGATATATTTAAAGAAATAGAGAAAAAGAGTGAAGAATATAATGGTGTTGCTGTATTATATAAAATTAATGAGTTAGATAGTAATTTAAGGCAATATTATATTATATCTGAAAGAATAAAAAAATTATTAGGTCAATCTATAAAAATAGATAGAAGGCTTCATGTAGATAGTTTTATAAAAACAACAGAATCAATAGATTTTGTAAAAGAATATTCAAAAGAAGAGTATACATTTAGGGCGAAAGAGTATAATATATGGATATCATCTGTTTTTATTAAAGATATAATAAGTGTGAAAGATATTATACCAGATAATTTATTTGAGTTATAAAAGGCTATAAAAATGAAAATACATAAAATAGTAGATATTAAATATAATGATAATAAAATAAATAAAAAACCAATTGATACAACTGCTTCTGTAAAAATAATAAAAATACCTTATTCAGCTGGAAATACATACTGGACTACAGCTTATGAGTTATATATGTGTCCTTCTTGTGGTAGAGCAAAAAGACAACCAACACCAAGTTATTATCAAATAAATTTGCATTGTGGTTGTCAATTATATTCATATAATGTTATGAATATAATGGAATTTGTTAAAATAGTTCCAGAATTTGGGTGTGAGTTAAAATATAAAGAGGTAGAAATAAGGATATAAAAAATGTTTAGAAATTGTTATTATGATGGTAGAACAAACTCAATTCATTTATGGGAACAAATTAACAATCAAAGATTATATACTAAAATTCCTTGGGTGCCATATATATTTGAAGAAAGTGAAAAGGGGGATATTAAAACTATTGATGGTAAAATAGTCGAGAAGGTAAAATTTTCAACTGGTGGTGAATATAGGGAATATACTAAAGATAATCATAATTGTTATGAAAATAAAGTATTACCAGTGGTGCAATTTTTAGCTGAGAGATATTATTCCATTGATGATGAAGAACTAGAAGTTCCAAAATTAAAAATATATTCTCTTGATATAGAGGTTAATAAAGAAGAAGGTGGGTTTCCATCAGCAGAAGATGCAGAAGATCCAATATCACTTATTAATATAAAGGAGTTTAATGGCCCATCTATATCATGGGGTATAGGCAAGTATACAGGGAATTATAATCTTCAATATAAATATTTTGATGATGAAAAGAAGTTATTAAAGAATTTTTTAAATTATATGATGAGTAATGCCCCTGATGTATTAACAGGATGGAATATATCATCTGATACAAAAATGAATAAATATGGTGGTTTTGATTTATTATATATCATTAATAGATGTAAATATTTATTTGGAGAAGATACTAATGAATATAAAAAACTATCACCAATAAGACAGGTGATGGTAAGAGAAAACACTGATGGTACACATGTTATAGATATAGCTGGAGTAAGTATATTAGATTATTTGCCTATATTTAAATGGTATACAACTAAAAATTTACCTGATAATAAATTAGAAACGGTATGTCAAGAAGAATTAGGAGTAGGTAAATTAGAAATACCATATAATTCATTTCAAGAATTTTATAAAAAAGATTATAATTTATATGTTGATTATAATGCAACAGATACCCAAAGAATAGAAGATTTAGAAGCTAAATTAGGTTATATTAGTTTAGTTCAGCAATTATCCTTATTATGTAAAATGCCAATGAGGTATTATAGTGCTGCTACTCATGCAGGTGAAGGATTATTATTAACATATTATAGAAGAAATAATTTATGTGCTCCAAAATTAGTAGGTGGAACACAAGAATGGTTTCCAGCCGCATTTGTAAAAGAGCCAAAAAAGGGTTTACATTCATGGGTAAGTGATTTAGATATTGCTAGTAGTTATCCTACAGCTATGGTAACATTAAATATGTCAATTGAAACATATTATGGTAGAATATTAACAATTGATAAAGTTAAAAGAATGAATCTAAACCATCATACTGATTATGATGAAGAAAAAATTGTGAAATATTCTGAACAAAAATCTTTTGAAGATCCATTTTATTTTAAAACAAATACAGGTATTAAATTAATTAAAGATAAAAAACTATCTTTATTTAATAAAGCAATTCAAAAAGGTATGATAAGTATATCTCCTTGTGGTACATGTTTCCTTACTAAACCAGAAGGTGTAATAGCTCATGTAGAAAGAACTATGTTTTTAAAAAGAAAAGAAGTTAAAAGAAAAATGTTTATGTTAGAAAAAGAAAATGAAAAAAAGAATGATGAAAATATTAAAAATAAAATCAAACAATTATTTGCTTTTCAATGGGCAATTAAAATTATTATTAATGGTATATTTGGTATACAAGGAGTTCCATACTCAAGATATTTTAATGTAGATGTTGCTGAAGCTATTACCTCATGTGGTAAATTAAATGTTCTTAAAGGCCAAGAATTTGCTAATGAATTACTTAATAACCCAAATGATTATTTAAAAGATATTATCAATGAAATTAAAGGAAAATCTTAAAATGATAGATTATATTTGTTATATTGATACTGATTCAATTTTTCTTGCTATACAAGATTTTTTAATAAATCAAGGAGTTCCTTTAGAAGTATGGGATGCTTTAAGTCATGATGAAAAGATTCATTATACTATTAAGATATCAAAAGAGATAGAAAAATATGTTAATGATAATTCATTTAACAAAGTACAAAAACAGATATATAATTCTCAAGTAGATGATTTTAAAATAGTATGGAAGCAGGAAATGGTAATGCAATCAGTATTATTTGTACAAAAAAAGAAATATGGATATCGTTTAGTAAATAAGGAAGGCACACCAAAAGATAAAATTGATGTAACAGGATTAGAAATTATAAGAAGCGAAACACCCATTGTATTTAGAGAAGCATTAACAAAAGTATTAGATATGATATTAAAGAAAAAATCAGATAATGATATTATAAAATTTGTTAATAAAGCCAAAAAAAGTATTGATTTTTCTGATCCAAATTTAATATGTGCTAATATAGGTATTAATAATATTAGTAAATTTGTAGATAAAGATAATAATTATAAAAAAGGTACTCCATATCATATTAAAGGTGTATCTAATTATAGAAATTTATTACAAATATTAGGATTAAAAAATAAGTATGAGGACATAAAAACAGGTGATAAGGCAAAAGTAACATATGTCAAAAAAAACCCTCATGGTGTAAATGTAATAACATTTTATGAATGGCCTGAAGAATTTAGTAAAATAGGTATAGAAGTAGATACAAAAGTACAAATAGAAAAGTTTTTTGTTAAAAAAGTAGAATATTTATTATCACCAATGGGTAAACAAGATATATTAAAACAAAATCAAACAGCATTGGGTAGTTTTTTTGGAAATAATACCCTCAATGGTTAATAAAATATCCAAAATACAGATTTTTGGATATTTAATTGGTCATTAACATAATTCTTGACAGCCTTTAATTATTGTGTTAATATATATCCATAATTTAAATTTTTACTTTAAAAGGGGTTAAAAATGGGAATATTGAATTGGTTTTTTAGAAAAAAATTAACTTTAAACATTTATATGAAAAGTGGTAATGTTATTGAAATAAAATGTGACAAATTTGAATGTTCAAGATTATCAGGTGATGGTGCTAAAAGTTTAACAATAGATGGTGCTGATTGTACTTGGTCAATTGATATTGGTGAAGTTGAGGCGATTATTTGTAAAAAATAGGTGATGTTATGGAAAAGTCAACTAAAAAAAGACTGAAATATCATGATGATTTATTAAAAAAGGCTAGAAATATTGATCATGATAAATCAAAAGAAGGTCTTATGAATAAAATCAAATTGGAAAGAGACAAAGTTGCATCAGAAATTGGTAAAAATAAAAAGGGTTATTAATATGAAAATTGATATTAGTCATAAGATTGTTATGGTATTCTATGATTATGAAATGCATTTAAATGATGTGGTTAAAAAAGATGATATTTTTATGTATGCACTTAATGAAAGATTTGAAAAAGAAATTTTATCATTGGATGGTGTTACAGAAGTAAATACTGGTGTGGATAAATTTTTCTATTGTCATGAAGTATGTGAAGATGATGTTATTTCTCATATTAACGAAAATTTTAAAAAATGGATTAATGATGAAATCAATGAAAGAATTGATTTTTGGGAAGAATGTAATGAAGAAGAACCAGATCAAGAATGTATTGATAAAATTAATATGTTAAAAAAATGTTTATGTTAAAATAATCCTTGACACTTTATCATTATTATGTTAATATACATCCATAATTAAACAAACCCCTTATATAAAAGGATACCAAATGGAAATTAAAGAAAACACCAATTATGAAGGTCAAAACATTCTGATTAAAATTAAAGGAAAAAAAGACCCTAAAGTATTGGTAAGGACTTCCACCAAGTCTGCCTTTTATCAGGATGGTGATAAAGTAAGGTATACTGCATTTAAAAATATGGCTGTGTATAATGGTGAATCAGATGAACCTGTATCAACAAAAAGTAGGTATGGAAAAACATATATTGAACAGTTGCCTATTTTTGGGGGTCATATGCCCTCACCGCCTGATGATTGTAAAAGACCTCAAACAATTACTTTTGATGGCAGGACTGGTCTGAATTGGATTGATCTGGGTGTATGTACCCTGGCCTGTAAGAAAAAATGTAAAAGATGGGAAGAATATCGCAAAGAAAGAAAATGAATGAAAAAGAATGGGGAAGCCTTTTAGGCTTCCCTTTTCTATTGCATAATCTTTGATTTAAGACAGGTTTAAATTTTGTTGATAGGATGGTATCAGTTTAAAAATAATGGTCTTTAAATAAAAGATTTATATATATCAAGGGTAGATAAAATAAAAATAATGTGTTGACAGACTAATAAAAATAATGTAATATACAATCATAATTAACAAGAACTTTATTTTTAAAGGGTATTATTATGAAAATTGATCTTAGCAAATCAAAATTGGATAATAAAGAACAAAAACTTTTTAAAGAAGATGTATATAATATTCTTGAAAAATATCCTGTATTAAAGTCTTTGGATATTGTGGTTGAGTTTTCTAATAGATTAAAGACTGCTGCAGGTAATGTAAGATTGAAAGCTGGTAAATATACAATCAGGGTTAGTACAAAAAATGTAGAAGCTTTTGGTCTTGAAAATGGCCTTGGTACTTTAAGACATGAATTTGCACATATCATTGATTATCTGAAAAATGGTAAGTTTAGTCATGGGATGGATTTTAAAAGAATCTGTGCTGGTCTTGATGGTAAAATGAATAGTAGAATGGCTGGTAGGCAGTTTGCAAATTGCGCATCTGATAAATTTATCAGAACCCCTTTTAAATATGAATATGTTTGTCTTTGTGGTGCATCATTTAAAAGAAAAGGAAAAATTAGAAAGATTTATACCCAAGCTTGTGCCAAATGTGGTACTAAAGTAGCAAGTATGGATGTTTATAAAATTAATTAATTTTAAAAAGATTGTTTACATATAAGAATGAATGTAATAATATAGAAATATAGAAAGATTGTTTAATAACTTTAAAACCAAACAGAAGGAGTAAGATTATGTGGAATGTAGAAGATTTTAACAATGATTTATTTGAAATTGAAAAGGAAAAGATGGAAGTAGTTGTAAAAGATTTTTCAATGGACAAGCCATCATATCTTCTTGAATATGTGAGAAAGAACAAGAATAACAGGGATAAAAAAGGTGTTCTTTTAGCTGTTAAACAGGATGATAAGGTTGTAATTGGGTGGTCATTATGTAGGTCTAATGATAAATTTAATAAGTATTTTGGCCATGAACTTGCATATGATCGAGGCATGAAAAGGTTTGATGACCCTCATCATTTTGATGATGTTCCAGACTCAATTCTTATTCAGTTAGATAGATTTGTTGAAAGATGTGAAAAATATTTTAAAGATTGTGAACTTCCTTTATGGGCTATTTAATAAAAAAATAAAAAAATAAAGGAAATTAGTTTACATTTTTGGATAGGTAATGTATAAATAGAAATATAGAGTTCAAGAAAAAAAGTTCAATTAACTAAAAAACAATTAAGGAGATTTATTATGAACAAGAAAGAATTAGTGGATGTTGTGGCAGAAAAAACTGGGTTTACTAAGAAAGATGTTTCAATTGTAACAGATAGCCTATTTGATACAATTAAAGAAAGTTTATCAACAGGTGATAAGGTTGCAGTTTCAGGGTTTGGAACATATATGGTAAAACTTAGAAAAGCAAGAATGGCAAGAAACCCTCAGACTGGAGAACCAATTGAAGTACCTGAAAAGAATGCTCCAGTTTTTAAACCAAGTAAGGCGCTAAAAGAAATGGTTTAGTTTAAAAAAATATTTTCTTATCATTACAAATCCCTTAATTAAGGTTATACTTAGTTAAGGGATTTTTTGTTTAATAATAAAAATGTGAGGGAAAAGTGTATGAGTATGAAACATGAACTATGGGAATTTAAATATAAACCAACTGAATTTAAAGATTTAATTTTAAATGATGATATTAAACCTGTACTTAAAAAAGCATTAGATGAAAAACCAAATATGTTATTATTTGGATCTCCTGGTATTGGTAAATCTGCTTATGTAGATGTATTCATTAAATATAATAATTTAAAACAATATACATTAAAAATTAATGGAAGTGCAGAGACAGGTATTGATTCTGTTAGGGATAAAGTCATTCCATTTGCATCTGCTTTTTCACCTAATAAAATGAAATTAGTATATTTAAATGAAGCTGATGCCTTGTCAGGAACTAATCAATCCAGTGCGCAAAAAGGGTTGAGAGATTTAATGGAATCTGTACAGGATAATACAAGATTCATTTTAGCATGTAATTATGAACAATATATTATTCCTGAAATAAAATCAAGATGTCAGTTAATTAACATATCAAGCCCGCCTAAAAAAGAAATTGTCATAAAGATGGCAAAAATTCTTCAAACAGAAAATGTAAAATTTAATCCTAAAGCATTAATTGATATTGTTAATAGAGTATATCCTGATATCAGAAATACTATTATTACATTAAGACAAAATGTTAATGAAGGGGTATTACCTGATAAAATAGTTTTATCATCTTCAGAAAAAATATTTGATAGGATTTTATCAGCTATGAAAACAGGTGATCCAGATAATGTAAGAAGAGAATTAAGATCAAATATGATTTATTATAATGGATTATATGAATATCTATATGAACAATTAATGATTAAAGATGAAGTTTTTACTAAAGATGGTGAAGCTATTTTGCATGTTTGTGAACACTTTGCAATGAATGAAACCCATCCAAATAAAGAAATTAATTTTATGCATATGGTGTTTAAAATGTTGACTGATGGGAGTTTATAAAATATGAAAAAATATTGTTTTTATCATAGTGGAGATTTTGATGGAAAATGTTCAGCAGCTATTTTTAAATTAAAATATTCTGATGTTATTTTATATGGTATTGATTATGGTGAAGAATTTCCATTTGATGTTATTAAAAAAGAAGATATTGTTTTTATGGTAGATTTTTCTTTAGCTAAAGAAGATATACTTAAATTAAATAAAATGTGTACTTTTGTATGGATTGATCATCATATTAGCGCTATAAATGATAAGGAATTTTTTGGTATCTTAGGATTAAGAGATCATAATTATGCCGCTTGTCAATTAGTATGGAAATATTTATTTAATACTGAACCAGTACCTAAAGCTGTTAATTTAATTGGAAATTATGATATATGGAATCATAGAGATCCTGATGTATTACCTTTTCAAATGGGATTAAAAACATATGATTTTGATCCTGAAAAAGATTTTAAGCAATGGAAAAAATTATTTCTCACACCATATTATTTAAATCCTTTTGCTTATTATAAAAAGTTTATTAAAATAGGTAAATCTATTATTAAATATCAAGAATTTATAAACAAACAAATGGTTAAAAATGCACATGAAGTAGATTTTGAAGGATATAAATGTATTGCTTTAAATACTGCATATAGTAATTCATTTGTTTTTAATTCTATTCCAAATGTTTACGCTGTTAAAATATTATATTATAATAATGGTAAATTTTGGAGATATACATTATATAGTGATGAAAAGCATGGTATAAATGTAAGCAAAATAGCTAAAAAATATAATGGTGGAGGTCATTTTTATGCCGCAGGATTTTATGTGAACAGATTATTATTCTAGTAATTATCCAAATACTATTATGCGTTATTCTGATTCTTCTTATAATGGAGAATTATTTAGAAGTGAGTATATGCAACAACCATATAATAGATATGAAAGAGAAACTTATGATTATGACAAAAAAATATATGAATTCAAAAATACTTTTGAGCATTTATTATATGATATTCAAAGTTTTATTATTTCTAAAAGAGAAAATATACAAAGAATCCCATATATAATTGAAAAGATTTGTAATAGTTATAATAATGTAGAAAAGGATTATATATTTATATATTTTATGGGTTTAGAAAAAACCAGTTCAAATAAAAACTTTTATAATTATAATTTTTATTTAAAAAGTTTTGATCATGATATTTCGGGTTTACGAATAATTATTACTGGGTTTATATTTAATAAAGAATATAATATGAGTTTGGCGTTAAACAATGAAATTTTAGAACATAATCCTTATTTTTAAGGGGAATATATAATGAGTAAAAAAGAAAAAAAACCAAATGATTTATTTGCCACATTAAATAGTATAACTCAAAAGAAACCTATTCCTGGTGGTTATTCAAAAAAAGAAGCTAATGCTTATATTTTATTATTATGGTTATCACATTCACCTGGATTATTACCTATAATTAATAAAATTAATAAATATCAATTTCAATTACCAGATGAATTAGTATATAAGTATTTATTTCATATGGTGCCAAAAGGTTTTAGAAAAATTTACTGGACTAAAGGAAAAAAATTAACAGAAAAACAAAAAAGTGATATAAAAGAATTAATGGATGAGTATAATATATCAGATAAAGAGGCAAGACTTTCTTTAAACATTTAAAAATTGTGGGGGATTTATGCAAGTAAACATTAGTAATTTTAAAGATTTATTAAAAAAATGTACTTTAAATTATATGATTCAATCAGTGCAATTGAATTTTGAAAATAATAAAGTAAAAAGTAAAATGGTAGATCCAAGTCAAAATGCTGTTTTGATTATTAATAGAGATAATGATATCATACCAGAATTAAATGATGTTATTTTTAATTTTATAGAACCAAGATTAAATGTAACTAGTTATCTTGAATTATTTGATAATGAGCAAGTAGAAATTGGGATTAATGATAATAAATTATCACTAATTCAAGGAAAACAAAATGCAGATATTTATTTTTGCTCAGATAATTTTGTTTCTACTTTTGGTGGAAATGATACTATTGATATTGATTACTTCTATACTATGGAAATTGATCCTGTAATGGTAAATATGCTTAATAAAATCAAAAAGATAGGTGGAAAATTTGGCAAAGTATATTTTTCAGTAGACAAGAATAAGTTTTATATGGAAGCTGTTGATAAATCAAATAGATTTAGTAATGGAATGAAGTTCGAATTAGATAAAGTTGAAATAAGTGATTTAGAATGTTTTTATGATTTTAAATTTTTTAATGCTATTTTAACTGTAATTAATGAAGACATTGAAGATTTTAAAATTAATTTTGCTTATATTCCTGATAGAGAAGCGGGTATGATTTTATTTGAAAAAAATGATAAATCAGAAAAATACTACCTTATGTCAAGAATAGAAGGATAATAATGTTTAAAAAAGTTTTATATTTTTTAAAAACAATTGATTGGAAATTGTTTTTAATAGAGCTTTTAATTGCAATACCATTAGTGTTATTGTTTTTATTTTTAATATTGTTTTTATTTTTACATTTAATTTAATTCTTGACATCTTTATCAAAGAAGTGTATAGTATATCTAAATTAATAAAAGGATGAAAAAATGTTGATTATAAAGGTTTGGTTAGAAAACTGTGAACAGTGCCATCATATAGATCATTCAGGGTCTTTTACTCCTGGTGGTGCTAAACTTATTTGTGGACATGATTATGCTTCAGAATGTGTTAATATTATAAAAGATATTAATGATGGATGGGATTGGAAAAATAGAATTGTTGATGGTTTTAATATTCCAAACTGGTGCCCACTGCAAAATGGATACAACTATTAAAGGATATTATGTTTAAATATATCATTATTTTAAAAGATGGTAGTTTTTATGGTATTAATAAGGACTTAACAACTGATGATTTTGATTCATGGTGCACTGGTTTATTTGATATTATAAGAACATCTGATCAAAAAGTTTATAATAATGGTAAATGGGAGCCACTTAAAGATATGACAAAATTAGGATTGGGAGATTAAAAAATGTCAAAAGCTAGAGAAAATACATGCAAAATGTTAGATATGGTTGATCAAGGTATTATTGATAAAGATACTTTAATCCATAATCTTTTAAATTGGATGTCAGAATCAGAAGTTACTGAATTTATGGAATCAACTGAATTGTTAGAAGATGAAGAATAATTCTTGACATATTTATCAAATAGGTGTATAGTATATCTAAATTAATAAAAAGGATATAAAAATGAATATGAAAGAATTAAATAAAATTGATGATATCACAACTTTAAGAACTGATAAAAAAGGACTTATTGCCTTTCTCAAAGATAGAGATATTATTTTGGATATGGTTGAAAATGGTTTTATTAAAAAAGATAAATTGTTTTTGGATCTGGTGAAATGGATGGATGAAGATTCAGCTGATAATTACTTAAACAAAAATAAAAAATTTGAACTTGAATTTAATCTTTAATGTTGACAAACTAATAAAATATTGATAGTATAGTAGATGTAAAGGGTAAAGAAAAACTTTAATTAATTTAATTTAAAAATGTAAGGAGATTTATTATGTGGAATGCAAATGATAATGATGGTGTAAGAGATGCTAGTTTTGGTGATAATGAAGCAACTATTAATGTAAATGGTGAAAGTATTGCTGTTGAGCCAGGTACAGATTTTGTTGAAAAGATTATTGAGGTTGCAAGGGATTATGGCATTGGAAAATTTAAGGTTGTTCTTAATGGCCGTGAAATTGACAATGAAGATGCACCTTCAGTTTTTGAAGAAGAAGATGTTGTAACACTTGTAAAATTTGAAGATCCTGCATAGGATTGTTCTTAGTATATCCAGGATAGGATAATAAAAAACCTATCCTGGATTTTTTTATCCTTTATCATAATAGGAGTTTGAAAAAATGAATGAATTTGAAGAATATATTACTAAATCAATGAGCATAGTAGATGATGAAGATTATGTTGAATATACTCCTAATACATTAACTGTAAAAGTAGGAAATGATGTATTTAAATGTAATGGGGCTGTGGACAATCCTGATTCTACTATTAAAGTAAGGCATGGAAATAAAGTATTTTCATATAAAGTTGAATCTGTTGATGAAGAATTTGATGTTGAAACAATAAAAAATGAGATCAAAGAAATATATTCTAAAAGGCTTTCAGAAATCAAAACAAAAGTTACTGAATATATTCAGGAATTTAAATTTATTTATGATAAAGAAAAAAAGAAAGTTGAAGATAAAAAGTTGGAATTAGATGCAAGATTACAATCTAGTAATATTATGCCTGAAATTACAGAATATCATTTACAACAAGGATTGTCTGTAGTAAAAGGCAGTGGTGATGGTTCATTTATATGGACATATAAATCAGTTTATCATCCTAAAATTTTTGGTGGTAAAGTAATTGATCCTACACAAAGTAAAAAAATGATTACACCTATTAATATTATTATTAAAACCACTGGTGAAAGTGTAACAAAAGTAGTTGTAATGAGGTCTGTAGGTTGGTCAAAATTTGAGCATTATCATAGTATGGGGATTGATAGTGATTGCTGGGGTGATTGGAAATATAGTAATCATAAATATAAAACCCCTGATGATATTATTGAAATTGGAAAACATGCTTCTGCAGTATTAGAAAGGATTAACCCACATTCTTTTGGAAATCAATCCCCTAAAGGATTGCCCAGGCCTGCAACTATTAGAAAATACTTACTTGATGATGATACAAATATCAATGAAGTATATAATGGTGAATTAACTGCTGGTAGGGATAATCAAAGATCTGGTATTAATACTGATATTTTATCTGAAAATAATAGACTACAAAATGTCTGGTCAGCATAAAATTTTATCTTGACATTATAACCTAATAAATGTATAATATATTCATAAAAATTAATAATAACAGGAGATAGTAAATGTCTATTTATCAAAGACAAGAAACACTTGAATATGATACTGATCAAACATTCCTTGTATGTGGTGCTGGTGGTGTAGGTTTTCATGTAGTAAAAATGCTAGCAATGGCTGGTGTTAAAAGAATTGTATGTTTTGATCCTGATGAACTAGAAGAACATAATCTTAATAGATTGGAATATACTATTAATGATATTGGTGAGAAAAAAGCTGTTCTTCTTGAAAAATATGTTAAAAATATTAGACCTGATTGTAATATTGATTGTTATCCATTTATATTTAAAGAACATCTAATTGATGAGTCTTTTGATTGGTTTATTGATTGTACAGATGATTTTCCAAGTCAGCAAAAACATGAAAAAATTGCTAAAGAATTTGGTTGGAATTATTGTAAACCTGGTTATAATGGAGAAAGTATTACATTAAGTAATACTATTCCAACATGGGTTATTGATGATGGTAGAAGTGGATATACTATTACTCCAAGTTTTATTGCTCCTGCAACTATTGTAGCAGCATTAACTGTTGCTAAAGTATTGAAATATAAAGATAAAGAGTTTTCTACTAATATTGTAGATCTATATAGTTAATAGGGATATAAAAATGATGAATAAAAATGTTTGGTCAACTGAAGATGTTTATATAGATAAATGTGGAAAATATGAAGGTGAAAAATTTGATATTACACTTTCACAAGATGTTTTTTTCAAAATCAATTGTTTAATGAAGAGATTTCCTAGATTAGAATGGTTAGCATATCTAATTGGAGAAGTTGATTATAATAAAAAAACTGCTTATGTAGTTGATTTAATTATTCCAGAACAAAAAGTAAGTGTTGCAAAAGTTCATGATATTGGAACAATTGAAGAAAAAAGCATTGGTGTAATGCATTCACATCATTCAATGGGAAATCATTTTTCTTCTGATGATAAAGAGACAATTAATAAAAATAATGATATTTCATTACTTGTTTCTAATAAAAAAATCACGGGTCAGATAAGAATTAAAACTGAATGTGGTTGTTATTATAATATGTCAGTAAATGTACATTATGATTTTAACCATAATGTTAATATTGAAGAATTTCTAAAAGATATTGATCAAAAAATTGAAGAAAAGAAATTTGAACCTAAAAAAGAAACACAGTTAATTAAAAATAAAATTAATGGAGTAAATTCTATACCAAGGACTCAAGTAAACATTGATGAAGATGGTAGAGAAATTTATGAAGATAGTTTGTTTGATTACAGAGAAGATGATGAATATGATGATTTTCTAAATGATTTGGATGATGATTCAGAGGAGTATTCATCTGATAAAATTATAACATATGAAGATCTATTAAATTCAGATTCTTTGGATTCTTATGAATCTGAACTATCATCTGATCTTGACTATCTTTTTAGTAGAAAATATAATAAACTATCAGATTAAAAAGATAATATGACTACAAAAATTAAAACAAGTACTATAAAAATATCTCCAATAATTATATTAACATTAATATTTATTAATTTAAAATTAATGGGGATTGTTGATTGGACTTGGCTATGGGTATTTTCACCAGTATGGCTTCCTTGGGTAATTGTATTTTCTATTATGATAATATATTTATTTTTTCTTGGAATAACATTTTTAGTATATTTAATAATTAAATAAGGAGATAAAAGTATGTCATTTGAAGATGTAAAAGAGAAATTAATGAAAGCTTCAAAAGGAAGTAGTATATTTGTTCTTTCTGAAGCAGAAGCCTTATCGCAAAAGGAAAATATTGCGACAAAGGCTTATGATTTAAATAGGATTTTATCAGGCAGTCTTTGAAAGGGAATTCCAAATAGAAATTTAACTTTTCTTGTAGGGCCAGAGGCCAGTTTTAAAAGTAGTTTTATGTGTTTGAATTTAGTTGAAGCACAAAAAAAGGGTTATACACCTGTTATTCTTGATGCTGAACAAGCATGAACCCCTGAGTTTTGTACAAGATGGGGATTAGATATTGATAAAGCATTAATAATTCCTTCTTGCTGGGTAGAAGATTTAATGGTAGAATTGGTAAGAATTATTGATACTGGTGTTACTAAAATTGCTTTAGCATTAGATAGTATTGGTGCATTAGAGTCAAGAAAAATGATTGATGATGGAAAAAAAGGTGATGTTAAAGCTGATCAAGGAACATTACAAAAGAAAATCAAAAGATTGATGAAATTAATGGTTGGTATTGTTAAAATGCAAGATTCTTTTGGTTTTATGTCTGGTCATTATTATGGAAATCCTAGTGGTTATGGGGATTCAGAAAAAATTGGTGGGGGTTTTTATCCTAAACTAGCCAGTGATATTATTATTTTATTAAAAAAATATAATATCTATGAAAATCCTGCTGGACAATCTATTGCAGAAAAAGGTAAAATTATTGGTACTGCAATTAAAGCAGCAACCAATAAAAATAGAAACTATCCACCCTTTCAAGAAGCAACTGTAAATATTGATTATAAAAAAGGTATAGACCCATTAGCTGGTATATTTGAAATTGCCAGCGAAATGGGTATTATTAATGCTGCTGGATCTTGGTATAGTTGTGATTTACTTGATTTAAAAGTACAAGGAAAAGTTAAATTTTATGAAGAATTATTAAATATGGATTATAAACCTATTCTTGATAAAATAGAAGAAGAATTAAAAACAACTGGATATTCTACTTTTGTTGAAGATATTGTTGAAGTTGAAACTAAAGAAGAATTATTAGTTGAAGAAGAAGAATTTACTGAGATTAAAGAAAACAGCACAACTCAAAACCCTAAAAATAACACAACACAAAAACCTAAAAAAACTAAAAATATGTCTAAAAAATAAGGGGGTATGATATGTTATGTGTAAATAAATGCTCCTTCTTACAAAAAGAAAATAATAGTGATGTTTGATATTGTTCTTTATATAATCAAAACTTAATAACAAATGAAGATAATATAGTATTAGCTTGTGAAGAATGTTATCAAAATGAATTAAAAACTTTAAAAAAACAACTATCTTCTATATATAAAATTGAAGATATTATAAAAAGGTTGTAATAACTATTAATTTATTACTAAATAGTTCTGCCAAGAGGTTAAAATAAAATAATAATAAAAAAGGAGTTAAATAATTATGGTTAAAAAAGAAAAAGTAGAAAAACCAAAGAAAACTAAAGTAAGTGTGTTTCAAATAGAATATGAAACAAGTGAGTATAATTTTAAAGTAAATATAGCAGCCTGAACTAAAGAAGATGCTTTTGGATATTTATCTAAAATGCTAAGAGGAACAGCATATAAAATTACAGGATTTACTTCTGTTACATCTATTGATGCTATCACTACACAAGTAACTGATGATATTGTTAAAGCTAATATGCCTAAAAATAAAACAGGAACTCAAGTATCTTCTACTACCAAAGATGATAAAGATGATGATACTAAAACAACCACTAAATCAACTATGAAAAAGAAATAAAAATAAAAAAAATCCCCTATTAAAATAAATTAATAGGGGATTTTCATTACTCTATTTGTATTCTATATGTTTCATCTGGTGGTCTTTTATATGGAACATACATATCTAATACACCATTTTCTACTGATGCTTTGATATTCTTGACATCTATAACATTAGTATCAATTTTTCAATTATTTTTGAATTCTCTACCTTTTATATTACCTTGTATATTTAATATATTATTTTCTACTGATATATCTATACTTTTTTTGTCATATCCAGGTACATCATATGTTACATTTATACCTTTATTATCCTCTCTTGTTTCAATTTTATTTTTATTAATTCTTCTTTCTAAACCTCTATCCCATAAAGACCAAAAATCATTATCAAAACTTTTATCCAATACTGATCACATAGTTTTCATAATAACCTCCTCTAATTACTAATTAATATTACAATTAAACCCTTTAATTACTATAATAATACATACTTATATCTTGTCAAGCAAAAAATTTGGCAGGGTGTGCAGCAGTCTAGAGAATAATCACATCCTTTTAGGGTGTGAAACACCCTAAAAGTTGTTCAGTCTATTTGCTTTTTGAGTGC